TCACCGCCCGCACCATCGACGCCTTGCACAATTCCGGCTGGCTCGCCGGCGGGGTCGAACAAGCGACGGCGGCGATGGCCGGCCCGTTCATGGCGCTCAACGCCCGCCCCGATCCGGCGCTGTTCGGCGGCGACGAGGCCTCCGCCGCCCGCTGGGCGCGCCAGGTCGAGCGGCGCTTCGAGGTGTGGGCGCGCAGCCCCTACGCTTGCGACCTCGCCATGCGGCAGGACTTGGGGCAGATGTGCTACCAGGCGGTCAAATGGTGGTTCGGCATCGGCGAGATCACCGGCCTCATCCGCTACAAGGCGCGGCCGGGCAACAGTCACGGCACCAAAATTCAGGTGATTCCGCCGCAGCGCATTCCGCAAGCGGCCAGGCGGCAGCCGTCGGTGCAAGGCGTGGTTCTCGACGCTGACGGCGCGCCGGTCTCCTATTGCATCGACAATTTCGACGCCAACAATCCGGGCGTGGTCGAGGAAAAGGAAGTCAAAGCCCGCGACCGCTACGGGCGCCTGGCGGTGATCCACGTGCACGATTCGCCGGCGACCGTAGTGCGCGGTATCTCGCCGATGGCCCCGGCCATCCAAGTCGTCCGCCAGTACGACCAGCTCGCCAACGCGACCCTGACCGCAGCGCTGATTCAGGCGATCTTCGCCGCCACCATCGAATCGGACGCGCCGACCGAGCAATTGCTGAGCGCGCTACAGGACGAGGGCGAGCAAGCCACGCCCACCGACGCCGGCGGCCCGGCGGGCGAGCCCGGCGACTTCAACAAGTTCATGGCGGCGCGGGCGCAATGGTACAATCACACCAAGTTCGACCTCGGCCGGGTCGGCAAGATCATGCACATCTTCCCCGGCGAGAAGCTCAACTTTCTGCGTTCGGAGCACCCGAACGCGAATTACAAGCCGTTCGCCAAGTCGCTGTTGCAGGAAGTGGCCCGCTGTCTCGGCATCACCTATGAGCAATTGACCGGTGACCGCGAGGGCGCGACCTATTCGAGCGAGCGCATGGGCGGCGCGGAGATCTGGCTCATCAATCAGCACCGCCGCCGACACATCGCCGGCCGTTTCATGCAGATCGCTTATGAGAGCTGGCTCGAGGAAGACATTGAGCTTGGGGAGACCGAGGTGCCGGGCGGCATCGAGGGATTCTACGCCCGGCGCGACGCCTTCTGCCGGGCTGATTGGCGCGGCCCGCCGAAGCCGACCGCCGACGATTACAAGACCGCCAAGGCGAACGAGATCAAGCTCAAGAACCGCATCATCACGCGCGAGATGTGGTGCGCCGACGAAGGAGCCGACTGGCAAGACATCGACGACCAGTTGAAGCGCGAGGAGGACAACGCCGAGGAGCTCGGCATCGACACCTCGCCGGCGCCCGACGCGCCCGCCGGCGCGGGCGACGGCGATGGATTCGGCGACGAGGACAGGCCGGACGGAGGATAACGATGGCGGCGATCGATTGGAGCGACCCGTGCGCCCGCGCCGCGGCCTTGTGGGATGCCTACAATCGGCTGATTTCCGGGCAGCAGGAATCGGACGTCACCTATTCCGCCAACGGCGTCAATCGGCGCGTGGCCTATTCGAGCGCCAATCTCGATCGGCTCCTCAACGAGTACCGCGCGGCCCAAAACGAATGCGCGGCGCTGTGCGGCAAATCGGCGCGCTGGCGGCGTTTCGCCATCACCGGCGGCTCACGGCGGTTCGAGCCATGAACGATCCCGAAATCATCCTGGCGCTGCGCGAAGGCGCGCCGGAACATGAATTCCTCGTCGCCGGCCACAACGATCATTTCGCCCTCGAGGTCGACGGCCAAAGTTTGGTCGGCCGGGTCGATCCGGAGCGCGGCCAGGCGCAGGCGATCGCCGTCGAGGCGCCGCTGGAATTGGTCGACGGGGCGCTCGGCGTCACCGAAGACCTGCAGGCCTTGGTCGACCGCATCGAGGACGCGATCGAGGGCGAGCCCGCGGACGGCCGGACCTACGGGCGCAAGGATCGCGAATGGCAAGAGGCGGCGCCGATCGTTCGCGAGCATGGCGGCCGCACGCTCGCCGAGCCGACGCTCATCGTCCCGCAGATCGTGGTCGGGGGCGGCGACGCTCATCACCATCTCATGTTCAACGCTGTTTTGGATGACGCCGTTACGTGGAGATACGCCTTCGACGGCCCCGCATGGCATCTCAACCTAAGTAGCGCCGGCCTGGTGACCAGCCTGACCGCAGCAAGCGGCGAGGCCGGCGCTGAGATCCCGTGGGGGGCGGGGCTCCAATGGGGGACGGGCGGCGGCCTCACGGCGGCGGGCGGTGTCACCGGCAATCCGATCAATTCCGACGGCGACATGTGGGCGGCCGGCACGATGTCCGGGCACCAGGTCCTATCGCGCGAATGGGGGAGCATGGGGGGCATCGGCCTGCAGACGCCAATCGGCGGCGTCCACCGTTACGCGTTCCACTGGAACGGCAACGCTTACATCATGGTCGATAACTCCACCGGCTGGTTGTTGCTCACCAATCAATGCGACGAACGCCTCAAGCAGGACATCGCGCCAACGCGATTCGACTGCCTCGCCGCAGTCGAGAAAATCCCGCTGTTTGAGTTTCGCTGGAAGGACAATTCGCAGCCCGGCGACATCAAGCCGGTCGCCTCGACGCCGGAGACGCTGATTCCGATCGGTCTCGTCGCGCAGCGGGTGCAAGAGGTCGCCCCATCGCTGATCGTCAAGCCGCCGACGCCGCCGACGCCGGCCGCGTCGAGCGCCGCCTCGATGCAAATCGAACCCAACGCCATGTTCGCCCTGCTGATCGGTGCTATTCAGCAATTGACCGCGCGTGTCGAACAATTGGAGGCGGCGCGATGAAGGCTGCACTCGCTGTCCTTGTGCTCGCGACGCTGATCGCGCCGCCGCAATGGCAACAGTGCCATTACAACGCCAGAGGTCTCTTGGTTTGCCGCAATTGCTGGATCGAGCGCGGCCTCCATCGCTGCACCGGGCCGAGGATCGAACACAGGGAGCGGGTCACATGAGCGCGCCGACGCTTGAGCCGAAGGCCGGGTTTGAGTGGCGCAAAGTGATTTGGGGCCGCCCGGATTCGCCGCGCAGCGTTCTGTGCTCCTATTGCTGCGCAACCATCCCCGACGAGGACGTTCCGCTCATTCTGTGGAGCGAGAAGGGCTACGCGGCGCAGTTCTGCAAACAATGCCGCAAGACCTGGTGGGGCTTCGAGGAATTCGACGAGGAGTTCGACGCATGAACGCGCTGCGCTACGCCCACGTCATGTCGCGATTGATCGACGCGCCCTTGTGGGCGCATCCGTTGAAGGCGGCCGTCGTCTACAACGCGCTCAGCGGCCGCCTTGGGGTCGAGCCGATGCAGCTGCCCGACGATCCCTTGGTCGAGAGGTTCTCCGCGCCGCGCCCGCAAGGAAGCCGCTTCGTTGGCGAATGGCCAGCCACTCAGGGGGAAAGGGGTCGCAGCCGATCGGTCGAGCCGTTCAAGCTGACCGCCGGCGGCGTCGGCGTCATCACCATAACCGGCGCGCTGATCAATCGCGGCGCCTTCGTCGGCTCCTATTCCGGCGAGACCTCGTACGAAGGGATCAAGCACCAGGTCGCACGCGCCGCCGCGGACACTCGGGTCAAGTCGATCCTCCTCGATCTCGACACGCCGGGCGGCGAGGCCAACGGCGCCATGGAGGCGGCGCAGACGGTGCGCGAGGCGGCAAGCCGCAAGCCGGTGATGGCGATCGCCAACGGCATGTCGGCTTCGGCTGGTTACGCGCTGGCGTCCGGGGCGACCCGGATCATCACCGCCCCGTCCGCCATGGTCGGCTCGATCGGCTGCGTCATGGTGCATCTGGACATTTCCCGCGCGCTCGACCGGGAGGGTGTGACGCCCACGCTGATCGTGGCGGGCGCCCGCAAATTGGACGGCAATCCCGTACAACCCTTGAGCGACGAGGCGTTGCGTACGTTGCAGACCGAGGTGGGAAGGTATTATGAATTGTTCGTTGAGACGGTCGCGGAGGGCCGAGGGCGCCGTACGTCGGCGCGGGCCGCGCGTGAGACCGAGGGTCGAATCTACGTCGGACGAGAAGCGGTCGACGCCCGGTTGGCGGACGATGTCGGCACGTTCGAGGATGTATTGGGCGAGTTGACTCGCCACGCCGGGCGCCCGGAGCGTTCGTCGCCGAGCACCGCGCCCGCCGCTACGACAAGGAGACGCGCGATGGATCCCCTGTTTGACGACGAAGGCCCGGCCCCGATTGAGGCGCAGCCGCTCCGATTCCCGCCCGAGCAAATCGCTCAGGCTCAGGCCGCCGGCGCGGCCGCCCAAATCGAGCGCTTCAAGGCGATCGCCGCCGATACGCGGGTCAAGGGCAAGGAGGCCTTCGCCATGCGGCTCGCTTGCGAAGCCCCGCAAATGCCCGCCGACGCGGTCGGCGCCATGTGCGAATTGACCCCGGCGGCCACGGCTCGGCTGTCGCTGGCCGAACGGTCGGCGGAAACCGGGGCGGAGGCGATTTCGTCGGCGCCGGGGCCGCGCGCTGACCCCGCGGCGGCCGGATGGGACACGGCGATCAATCGCACCAACGCCCGCACCCAGGCCGACACTCGCCGGGCGCGAGCCTGAGCCGAGTCTAAAAGGGAAGGCGACGCAAAATGAGCACTCTTACGATCGAGGTCCCGGCCTATGGCCCGACCGCCAATTTCATTGTCAGCGAGGCGAACGGCTACCGCTCGCGCGAGCAAATCTTAGTCGCCCAAGGCGGCGTCTACCCCGACGGGACAATCCTGCAGGCGCAGGAGGATGGCGACACGCTCAAATACGCGCCGTTCGAGGGCGGCGAAGGCGCGCTCGCGGTGCTGTTTCAAACGACGGACGCGCGCCAAGGCGACGCTCGGGCGACTGGCATGGTGCGCGACTGCGAATTGCAACGGGCGATGCTGAGATTCGCCGGCGAGATCAGCGAAGAGCAGCGAAACGAAGCTTACGCCGGCCTCGCCGCCGCTCACGTGGTTATGCGCTGAAGGGAAACAAAAAAAGAAAACCGCCGGACTTGGAAACCCGGCGGCAAAAAACGTGGAAGCTGGAAAAACGAAACGGGAGGCCCAAAGGCGAAGAGTGGCTTGAAACGCAAAGAACTTATCACGGCCGCGCTCATTAGCAAAAGCGCCGGCGGCGGATCAAAGGACTTGCGCTCATGCTCCTCTCCAACCTGTTTAATCTGCCGACGTTCCAGGCCGTAGAACTCACCTCGGTCATCGAACGGATCACCTATCAACCGTCGATGCTCGGCGCGTTCGGGTCGTCGCTTTTCACCACCTCGAGTTCCAGCACCCGCCAGATCGCCATGGCGCAGAGCGAGGGCAAGCTGGCGCTGATCCCGACCTCGCCGATCGGCGCGCCGCCTGTCGAACTGGAAAAGAAGCCGAGCGATTTGCGCTCGTTCCTGATTCATCGCCTCGCCAAGGGCTCGACCCTGATGGCCGAGAGCATGACCGGCGTCATGCTGGCCCCGGACTTTCAGCAAATCGCCATGGTTCAACAGGAACTGGCGAATCGAAGCGCCAAGATTCGCACCGACATCGAGTTCACCTTGGAATTCATGCGGCTTGGCGCGGTGCTGGGCCGGGTGCTCGACGCCGACGGCTCGGTGCTGGATGACTTCTGGGAAACGTGGGCCACACCGCAACCGGCGTGGATCGAATTTCCGCTCGACGATCCCGTCGCCAATCTGCGCGCCGTGCTGCGGCAGTTGACCCGCGACGTCGAGCGCACCTCGCAGGGCGGCTGGATCTCCGGGCGGACGCAACTGCACGCGATCTGCGGCGAAGAATTCTATGAGCGCTTGCTGACCCATCCGAGGGTCGAGGCGACCTATATGAACTGGTCGGCGGCGGCGGATCTGCGCGCTCAAATTCTCGATCAATTCCCGTACGGCGGGGTGATCTGGCACGACTATCGCGGCACCGACGACGGCACGACGATGAACATCGCCGCCGACGAGGCGCATTTTTTCCCGGTCGGGGCCAACGAGGCCTTCCAGCAAATCTGGGGGCCGGCGGAATTCGAGCCGTTCATCAATCTGCCTGGCCGCGAGATTTACGCGCTCAACATCCCTGATCGCGACCGCGGCGCCTGGGTGCGGTTCGAGGCGTACAACTATCCGTTGTTCGTGTGTTCGCGGCCGGACATGCTGCGGCGCGGCCGGATCGCCGGCCGCTGAACGCCAATGGCGCTGTTCGACGATATCGACGCGCGCACCGCCGCGGCGGTCGGCCGGGTGCTCGAAGACCCGGTCATCTGGCGGCCGATGCTTCCCGGCGGCGGCGGCGACTTCGTCGTCATTCCCGGCGGGCGGCCTGATCCCAACCGGCCGGTGCGGGGCGAGCTTGGCGACTTGCCGGCGATCGTGACCTGGGCGGTCACCGGCTTGCCGGTCGAGCAGGGCTCCGGCGGCGGCATGGTCGGCACGGCGACGCTGATGATCGACTTCGAAATCCACTGGTTCGAGGACGACGATTGGCGGCGCTTCGGCGTGCCGCGCCGCGGCGACCAAATCGAAATGCTGGCCGAGCGCAACGCCGCCAACCGCATGGCCGAGATCACGCGTGTGGGCGACGACGGCTCGGCTCGTTTTTATTGCTGGTGCTCGTTGGTGAACGTCTCATGATCCTCGGGCAGGATGTTCTCAGATTGCTGACCGTCAAGGCGCTCAAGGGCCGCACCTGGGCCGGCGGGCGCGTGTTTGATTCGCCGGCCCAAGCCGCCGACCTCAAGATAGCGGAGGAGCGCGCGACGTTCATCGGCGTCTACACCGACGACGCCGACGCCGACACTCAGGACGACTCGCTGCACAATCCCGACGCGCGCGTCTATCTGACCATCGAATGCGCGGTCGCCGATCAGATCGTCGTGCCGCCGGCCGCGCCCGACGCCAACGCGCATGCGCCGCCGGGCGGCCCGCACACGACGACGCTGGCGCAAACCGACAGCGCGCTTGAACTGTCGATCGGCTTCATCTCCCAACAAGCGCTGCAAGCTTTGCTCGCCGTGGACAGTCCATGGTCGGAATTGTGGCGGCATTTCACCGTCGCCGGGCGCCCACGCATCGAAGTCCGGCGCGGCGGCCCCGGTCAGCAGCAGCAGCAAAGCGCCATTCGCTTCGCTTCGCGGATCATGCGGATGCAGCTCAGCGTCTTGGCCGACCCGGTTTATGGCGAGCCGATCCCGAAAGGTTTCTGGCGCGACTTCTTCGACCTCGCGCACGACGATCCCGAGCTTGGCGCGATCGCCGCGCTCATCAAGGCGCATTTCGAGACGACGCCCGGCCTGCCGTCGTGGCGGATCGAACAGAAGCGCGGCAGTTACACCCTGCGAGGCCTGACAGCGCTCGGGATCGCGCCTTTGGATATTCCGGACATCGAAGTTGAGATTGGTGGGCAATCGCGCCCCCCCGAATATGAGGCTTCTCATGGCGGATGAACGACGAAGGTTTCTCCCGATGGGCGCGATGAGCGGCCCGACGA